CTACAGCCGATCGGCATGATGCAGCACCACAAATTTATCCCACAACTGCTCGTTGCTTTCAGGGTACTGCGGATCGACGAGAATGGTGTTGTCTATCGGGCAAACCTGCTGGCAGGTGGGTTTATCATAGTGGCCGATGCATTCGGTGCAGCGCCCGGTATCGATCTGATAAATCTCATCACCCATCGAAATCGCCTGATTTGGGCATTCCGGTTCGCACATATCGCAGTTGATGCATTTTTTGGTAATTAACAACGCCATTTCAATAAATTACTCATCTTATCTTTAAAAATCATTGAAATACGCTGATATCGTATTCCGCACCGTGACGCACAATCTGTAATTTTACACAGTATAGCCCACGTTGAAAAACCCTGTTGTGTAACGCAAAATAGCAACGCAGCACCATTTTCTTACTATAAAAATACCCCATGTGTGAGCTTTCCTTTTAATTCCATAAATTTTAAGGAATTACTATGCCTTTGACGACAACGCATAAGAGAAAATGTACCCATAATGATGATTTTTTAAGCGCAACTGAACGCTGGGACTCATGTAAACCGCCGTACACAAGTACTCACATGAGGATCTGCGTTACGGCAGCAAAAGTTATCCTTAATCACCAAAACCAGACGCGACGATCAAAGTACGAAAAGGACAGTTATCTGCGTATTGAGTTTAGCAGGTCGGGCAAAACGGTTCTCTATGCAGAGTTTCCTAAAAAAATGGGACTCAAGGGCCGCAAGCTGGGTGAGTGGCCGGAAATGACGCTGGAACTGGCGCGTGAAAAAGCGTCACTTGTGGCGGCAGGAGGGCTACGTGCAGAGTCTGTTCATCTGGTTTTGAGGGCCTATAAAGATGACCTCGAAGCAAAAGTACTGCGTAAAAAATTAGGAGAGCATAGTTTCAGTACCTACTGTTGTCGCATCAGTCAGTTAGAAAAGGTGTTTAACCCAAATGATGTTTTTAGCGATGTAGCTTACAGTCAGCTTATTGATGTATTGGATCAATGGATCATCACTAAATCAAACAATCAGGCCATTGAACTGTTTGCCGAACTGCGTCGTTTCTGGAAGTCAGCGGCACCGTTATTCAGCAATGGTCAAAATATTGCGGCAAGTCTACCGGATGATTATGTTTCTTCGCGCGTTCAGCGGCCCACCCCGACACGCCTGTTTACCGATATAGAGTCTATCGCCGCGCTTTGGATGAATGTAGCAGGCTGCACATCGTTACACCAAAAAAACGCCATGCGCTTTATGATATTAACGGGCGTCAGGCCAATTAACATCAACAATTTGAAATGGGATTATATTGATCAAAATATGCAGGAAATAGTCTATCCCACTGGCCTGATTGGTATGCGTGGCGCCATGAAAACGCAAAAAGAATTTCGTATTCCGGTGACGTCTGCCATCAAAAACATTCTTGAGGAACAAAAAGCATGGCGGGATGCGGTCAACGGTTGCATTAAGGTGTATTAGCTCAGACCTGATCTGACAGTTACCGGTTATTTATACAGGTGTCTGTCAGATTACATCTGGTTTAAATTTTTCTCAGCCCAGATGCGTTCTCCATCAAGTAACGTTTCCATTGGCGTCCGGCCACAGCACATTTTCCCCTGATGGGTTCGCTCATTATTATAGTGAGCCAGCCATTCATCAAGATCCGATTGTAATGTGTCGAGTTCGCCATACAGCTTTTTGCGGAACGCCACCTGATAAAATTCCTGCAATATCGTCCTGTGGAACCGCTCGCAGATGCCGTTCGTCTGCGGTGACATCGCTTTGGTTTTCGTGTGGTCGATATCATTTATCGCCAGATAAAGCTGGTAATCATGCTGCTCCACTTTGCCACAGTACTCTGTGCCTCTGTCGGTCAGTATTCTCAGCACTGGCAGGCCCTGAGACGCGTAAAATGGCAGCACACGGTCATTTAGCAGCTCTGCCGCTGTAATCGGCGTTTTGGTGACATACAGCTTGCAGTGTGCGACTTTTGAGTAGGTATCAACGAACGTCTGCTGATAAATGCGTCCGACACCTTTCAGACTACCCATGTAGAACGTGTCCTGAGAGCCCAGATAACCCGGATGAGCGGTTTCAATTTCTCCACAGACCTCGTCATCGCTGGCTTTACGTTCCAGTGCTGCGATCTGGCTGTCAGTCAGTTCGATACCGTCACGGGCCACTTTCTCTTCCAGTGCTTTCAGACGCTTTTTGAAGTTTTCAAGATTGTGGCGCAGCCAGACAGAACGAACGCCACTTCCTGAGATAAAAACACCCTGTTTACGCAGCTCGTTGCTGGTCCGGTGCTGACCGTGAGCCGGGAAATCAACGGCATAATTAACCACAGCGCACTCGGTGGCATCGTCTGTGCGGTTCTTGAGATTAGGAGCCAGACGACTACGATTTATCAGCGAATCCACTCCACCTTCATCAGCCAGCTCGCGATAGCGGTAAAACGTATCACGGGAGACGCCCATGATTTTACAGGCTTTAGAGACGTTGCTAAGTTCTTCGGCCAGATTGAGCAAACCTGTTTTGTGTTTGATGACGGGATTGGTAGTATGAAGCATGAGAGTTACCTCGTGTTTTGTATAAGGATTTGACACCCATATCAAAACCGGTAACTCTCAACCTTTCAAGGTTATGTGTCAGATCAAGTCGCGACTAATACATCTAATGTGTGTACACATCTGGTCACGATCCATTCTGTACCATCAATCTCCGCCTTAAACCCCTTCACCTGCACTGGCAGTTCAGGAAATAAATCAGGTCGCCCACGCGCCAGATTCAGGCTGAACGTCGCTGCACCGCGCTGTAGTTGTTCCCATGCGCTTTTGGCCGCCCGGTATGCATTATCTTTTGTGGCATAGGTATGACGCAGGATTTTGACGTTACCTTCTTTTCCGACCATCACGTTATCGTTGCTAAACGTGGCGTCAAAAGGTGACTCCGCTGTCTGCGTTTTCTTCTGCTTTTTCCTCTGACGCTTCACGTCAGTAGATTGCTTTTTCGCTTTCCGTATATCCAGCCAGTAGGCTGTAACGCCGGTATAGGCTTCCCTGTCCGCCATGCTGAACCGATGGCTGTCGCCGTTTGCGCGGGTGATGGTTGCCACCGGTAGCGGCTGGCCGCCGACACTTTTTCCTGAGCCAAGCGGCATCAGCAGCAGCGTGTCGTTTTTCACGCAAGCGATAGCTCCATGCATCTGCACCAGCCGGGTAAGGAATGAGGCGTCGGATTCATTAGTCTGGTCAACATGCTCAATAGCGATCCCGGCCAGTTCGCCGCTGACCGTAGACTTCAGCGTATGGCGTGCCGCGATGGTTTGCACAATCACTTCCAGCGTCACGTCATGGTAACTTTGTTCCCGCTTTATGTTCAGCGTATCGCGGAAATCGGCGCTGCGGGCGCGGATACTGAGTACGTCAGGCGCGCCGCTGTGCTCTAGTTCGTCAACGATAAAGACGTTCTGGTGCATCATACCGTCGCCTTTCCAGCCCAGAGAAACCGAGAGTTTTTCTCCTTTTGCCGGAAACGCCAGCAGGCCGTCGCTGTCGTCCAGCTCAAGCTGAAGCTCGTCGGCCTCAAAGCTTCGGTTATCGGTAATACGAAGACTAATCAGGCGGGGGGTCAGATTCTGCGTAATGTCCTTACCGTTCAGTACCACACTATATGTAGGCTGCGGCTGGGCGTTTAATGGCACGTTCGGTAACGTCATAGCCCATCCACCATTGTGACAATATCGCCCAATAGACCGCCCAATTTGGGCGGGTCTACACGTTTTAGTGTTAGCGTAAACTCAATGCGCCGGGCCGCGCCATCACGGAAGAAAACGCTTTTAGTGACGTTCAGGCTGTCAATTACAAACCAGCCAAACAGAGAACCGGTGCCTTCAATTAGCGGCCACGCCATCCCTTGATCGGCCATCTTACGTAAAAAGAACAGGGTAAAGCGCCCGCCGATGAGTTCCGGCAGCAGCACGCCGTTTAAGGTGATGGTTTCGTTATCCACGCCGATAAACTGGCTGGCCGGACGCTGGCCTACGCGCGAACTGGTGGGATGCCGCCATGAAACGGATTGCTGCATATCCTGATAGGGCAGGGTTTTCAGGCTGAAAACAAACAGCCCCAAAGCCATCATCATAAGCGTCTCCTTAATCAATATCGCGCAGGCTGCTGCGCCTTCTGGCGGCGTTCTGCCGTTCGCGCCTGTCCAGTTCCTGCGCCACCAGTTTCGCCAGTTGCTGTTCGTTCATGCCGGGGGCGGCGTGAATATGGATGGTGATCGGTCCGCTGCTGGTCGCTGGTGCAGCAACGGATGACGGGGAGAGCGGGACGCGGTTATCCGGTATGGCGGCAATCAGCGGCATGGCGACAGCCGCCGCGCTGAGCGTTAGTCCGGCACCGGCAGCGGTTAACCGTTTAGCCAGTTGTCCGACGCTGGCCAGCGCGGTTTGCGTGTTGTCCGCAATCCCCACCGCCAACCCGTCCACGGTATAGCGGCCCATTTCGGCGAACACCTGTGACGGGGAGTGGATGCCGAGTTTGTCTTTTAACCCGTTGGGCAGGCAGTCGGCCATTTCCATGATGCGGTTTTTAATCGCTTCCCATTTGGCGTCAATCCCCTGTTTCAGCCCGTCCATAATGTTGCTGCCGATGGCCATAAACATTGCAGGCAGGCCGCTGACGCTGCTAATCACGTTATCCCAGACGGCGGTAAACACCGTGAACAGATTCCAGTTGGTGAAGAAATTAACGATAGCCGCCAGCGCGTTGCTGATGGTGGTCTTTATCCCTTCCCATACGCCGGAAACGGTGGTCGTGATACCGTTCCACAGTGCGGCAAACTTCGGTCCCAGCCACTCCCAGTTGCTCCATATCCAGATAGCGGCCCCGGCGATTAAGGCGATCACTGCCAGAATCGGGTTAGCCATCATTGCGCGACCTAACCAGACAACTGCTTTCCCTACTCTCTTAAAGGCGTTCGCCAGCAGCCCCAGCGCGCTACCGCCTTTAATGCCGAGCACCGACAGGCTGAGTTTTAGCGCCGCCATCGGGCCGAGGAGCGCCGCCAGCATCAGCGTAATGCCGCCGAGCGCCACGGAGAACGCGCCCACCGCTGCGCCAATTTTCACCAGCGTGGCGGTCAGTTTCGGATTATCCTTCATCCACTGGCCGACAGATTGCAGCATGCCAGTGATACGCCGGGTAATATCGCGCAGTGGGCTGTCTACCGATTCGAACATCTCGATGCCGAGATCTTCCCACGCCGAATCAAGATTCTGAAGGTCGCCCTTCATATTATCGGCCATCGTTTTGGCGACCTTGCCTGCGGTGCCGAGGGAATCCTTCACCTGTTCGGCGTAGGCTTCAATGCGCTGCGACGGATCGAGCGACGCCTGCTTGTCGAGCAATTCCGCCAGCACAGAGGTTGATTCAGTGCCAAATATCTGGCTAATAAACGCCAGTTTTCGCGCATTGCCCACCCCGTCGCAGCGTGTCGGTTTCTGGTATGTAGGGGGTCAGATTGATTAATTTCATGATGATTAACCTTTAAATGGATGCGACGGTGTACCAGTTTCCGGCGATATACTTTTGTAACGGACGGCGTGCGATGGTATCTATCAGGTCGTCCCGGTTATTGTTAACGACGCCGGTAATCACGTACCCCCACTCATCACCAAATCCGCCACCGCGCCATGCTGGAGTCCATTGAACCGCGCCCAGCCGAACATCCCGGACGGTGTTATGATGAAGCCAGTTTGATAGCCAACCGCCCCATATTGATCCGTGAAGGTTGCCATCGCCTGCGAGTACGCCGGAAGCACCAGCACCTACGCTCGCTGGTGCTCTAAAATCACCGTTTGTCGCGAAGGTGTAATTCATGTCATGTCCTGCAGAGCCTTTCATATGGAGATGAAAAGATAAATTTGTGCCGTTTACCAGCGCTCCAAATGAAAATGCATAGGATGTTTTACCAGCGATGGTCGCTTTTTGTTTTAAAACAGGGTGATATTCACTTGCCTGAGTTGTCGTGAAATCATTATGAAAAGCTGCGGTGGATCCGTACTGGTCTGCCCAGGCAAATGGGCCAGCGTATGCCGCACTGATGGGTTTTTGAAACGATCCGCCATTTTGGGCGGAAACTGCGTCAACATCGGCGGCAGTTAACGTAATGATTTCACCGGTTTTGTTATTAACCTTTAAGATTTTACTTTTTGCTAAATCATAAGCCGCTTTTACCGCGCTGGGGGTTGCCGCTTCAGTCGTGCTGGTACTGTTGGTTGCGTTGTTAAGTTTCACCACGCCTTTTTGCGCAGTAGTGCCGTCAGGAATGGCGGTGATTTGATTCCACGGATGGTTATGTGACGCCGGAGCTGCGGCATTAGCCTTATCCATCGCGGCTTTCACCGCCTTTGGCGTTGCTGCCATCGTTTCGCTACCGCTATTGGTCGCACTGGACAACTGTGTAAAGCCCTTGGCAGTTAAGGTCGCATCAGGGTGATTATGTGACTGTGCATGAATCGTAATCGCATCATCTACATACTGCCTTGTTGCCAGCACCACAGCAGGGTCGATTTTTAACTCCACGCTGGCGATGCTGGAAACAATCAACACCATGCGAATAATCTGCGTGCGTCCGCTGCCCTCGCTTAACTGCGGCTTGTAGGTCGGCGGGCAGTTGCCTACGGCAATCAGCCGGTTATGCTCATCGTACAGGCCGATTTCCCTGATCCACCATCCGCCTACGTCCTCCGGCAGCACCTGTTCGGCAATAATCTGGTTGGGGTTATTAGGGTCAATACTGAGCGTATTCAGCGGCGCACGTCGGCGTTCGTTGACTAACCGGGTTTGGCTGGTCTCCGGTGTCGGCAGGTTACCGTTTCCGTCGCCCACGGCCATTTGCGTCAGGTGAAGAGTCGAGCCCTGTGCGGTGGCGGTCGCCAGCACGGATTCGCCGGTAGTGGTTAAAAGCGTGAAATAGGTAGCGCTCATGGGGCGATCCTTAGCGTATCAATCAGATGCAGTGCAGCCCCAAGGTAGTCACGGCCCACACTGTATACATGTTCAGGAATAAAGGGATAAACGGTGAGCGTATCGCCGGTATAGCTCGTCGCGGTGAACCAGACGTATCCGTTGCTTTTCAGGCTGATCGCCAGTCCGATTAAGTGGCGTGAGCAGGGTTTTGCGTCATCGATCAGGCGCTCCAGCTCCACATACATCTGCTCGGTGATACCCTGTTCGCGCACGCCGACTTCCAGCGCGAAGGTGCCGGGAATACCTTCCGGGCGCAGTTGCCACCATTCGGTTACCCGGATAAGGAAACCGAGCGGCTCCACCGCACGCTGCAGTGCGCCGATGGTGCCTTTGTGCTGATGGAGGTAGAAAGAGGCAGCAATCACCTGCCGCTTGGTATCGACTGGCCAGTTTTCATCCCAGCGGTCAACGGAAAACGCCCATGCCAGATAAGGCAACAACGCGGCGGGGCAGCTATCCGGTTGCCACAGGCTACGCAGCGGAACCGGCACTTGTTCAGTCAGGCTACCGGTTTGCGCCAGATTCTGCTCCAGCGGGCTGGCATTGTTGGGGAGCAGGGAACTATTCATCGCTTCCCCCGATGGCAATTTGCCATCCGGTACAGTAGCTGGCCTGCGTTTTGCTGATGATGACGTCAACGGCAGGGGAGAGTAGTTCTACGCGCTGAACGCCGGTGACATGCAGTGCGGCGTAAATCGCGCTGCGGCGAATATCGCGCCCGATCCGATGCTGGTCATTGACGTAGCTTTTCAGTCGCTGCTCGGCGGCCTGTCGGATGGGTTCCTGCTCCGGGCCGGGATAGCAATAAAGTACGGCATCAATCTGATATGGGATTACTTCGGCGGACTGAATGGTTGGACGATCGCCTACCGGACGAATATCAATATCGTTCAGGGCAGCATCGACGATCGCCAGCAGTTCTGCGCTGGCCAGTCCGTTGCCTTCGCGGGAGAGTACCGACACGGTGACGTGACAGGGATAGGGGCTGATAGCGGAGACGTCGGCGATACGCCCATCTGCGCTGCGGGCGTGATATTCGTAGGCGGCGGTCGGGCCTGCGACAGACAGACCTTCAAACGCCTGCTGCGCGCGCATTCGTAAATCGCTGTCGGATTCATAAACCGGATCAACGGGCGGTATCGCCGTACTGTCTCCGGGCGAGATTTGCAGGCGAAAAACCTTAAAGTTAGCGACCAGATTATCCAGATCGCTCCCGGCGGCATGGGCCAGCATATTGGCGACAGCGGCTTCATTGATGCGTACCCGCAGCGCCATCTCTAAGTAAGTATTTTCCTGCAACAGCTTGACGAAGGGTTCTGATTCATAGCCCAGTGTGCGGGCAACTTCTGCCTGTAGTTCTGCGGGGTACAGGCTGATAAAACGCTGCTTGCGAGTGGTGAACAGGGTTTCAAAATCGAGTGTTTCCACTACATCGGGGATGGGTAACTGGCTTAAATCGGTCAGCGCGCTCATGGGCGTCTCCTGTCGATCGGAATGGAGAATGTCCACGGCTGGCCGGGGATATCGGTACGTTCGGCTTCAATGGTGACGCTGAGATCGGCATTTTCCGCAGCAAAGTCCACGCCGATAATCTCGATGCGGGGTTCCCAGCGCGTCAGCGCCATGACCACCGCCGACATCACCCGTAGCCGGGTGCCGCCATCGTTGGGCTGGTCGATCAGGTTGCCGACCAGTGAGCCATAATCGCGGCGCATCACGCGCGTACCTACCGGCGTGGTCAGAATGTCTTTTACGGATTGCTTAATGTGCAGCTCATCGCTTAATGCTCTGCCAGTTTCGGCGTTCATACCAAGGTACATTACTGCGGCCCTCCGGTATTACTACCTCCGCGCTCTACGCCTGTGTGCGTGTGGGTATGGACGGTGATGCCGTTGGAGGTAAAACTGCCGCCGCTGTGGGTGTAAGCGCCTTTAAGCGTGCCGCCTTTTTTAACCGACAGCGTAGCGGTTTCCAGATGTTGAGTGCAGACGACGAGCGGTGTATCCAGCGTGACGCGGGTGCTGGCTTCGACCAGAGCGGTCTTGATGCCGGTGGCTTTTAACGCGCTGGATCGCGGATCGTATTCAATCACCGCACCATCGGGATAAACGCTATGGTGAACCTGTTCATCCAGCAGCGGGGCAGGGTTGGCGTCAGAATAAATGGCCGGGAGCGCCACGGCGGTGGTTAATTCTCCACTTAAACAGAGCAGTAACACCTGTTCGCCTGTTGATGGCCTCCACCACGTCCGGGCATCACCAGCGCGTAGCGTTAGCCACGGTATCCAGTTAGTGGTCAGTTCACCGGTGTGAATGCGTACTCGATCGCCCTTCACCTCTTCAACGGTGCCGGTGCGGATCAGGTTTTCAATGCGCCGGTGTAGCTCGGCGAGGTTGGCTGGGTGGTTTGCGTCGCTCATGCTGGAATCATTGGCATGGGCGGGAGAAGAGGGAAGAAATCAGGCTTGTAAAAGGGACGCTACAAGTAAAACGCCCCGTAGTCGGGGCGCTGGATAAAGGATTTAGCCGTGGGCGGCTTTCATCAGCGTGTCATTGATCCACTGGTTAACGCTTTTACCAGCCACTTCCGCCGCGACATTAATGGCAGAGTGAATTTCTGGTGGCACACGCAGGCTGATTTTACCGCTGGCTGGACGCAGAGGTTCCCGCCCCCGTTCGGCGCAGTAGGCCAGATAATCGTCTACAGCCTCTTCAAACGCTTTGCGCAGTTCGGCCACATTATCGGCATGGAAGCCAATGACGTCCCGAATACCTGCAACGTGACCAACAATGCATTGATCTTCGTCGCTGTATTCAATTTTTGCGGCGTAGCCTTTGTATGTCATGGTATTCATCATGGTGTTACTCCTACAGCGATAAGAAAAGCCATCGCATCGCGAACCTGATAGGTTTTGGCTTCTTTTTCAGGATGTGGACGGTGAAATGAGGCCACAACCTGATTAATTTCAAACCTGACGCGGGAGCCGTTCCCTTCGGTAACCATTGCACCCAGCGCGATAAACAGGGCTTCAATTTTACGCCATTCCAGAGTAGCGGGCGTTGGCGAGGAAAAGATAGCCTGTAAGGTTTTTTTATGTCTGGCGTTTAACGTATTCATACAAAGTATTTTCCATAAGTTATTTTATTCTTTCGCCAAGTCATAATAATGATATCATTATTTGATATCATTTCAAGCTGGAAAGTGAACAATCAACGCCTCTACTTTGCGCACATCTTCCGCCGAAAAGCCCAGCAATTGACGCTGGGTATAGTCCACTTCCAGCCCGTAGCGATTCACACGGTCACGCAGGCCGTACTGGTGGACGTTTGCTATGCGCTGCACTCTGTCGGTGAAGGCTACCGTCGCGCTCTGTTTATCGCTCTTGCCTTTCATATAGCGCGCAGTGCGCAGCTTGCGGAACATCTGGCGGCGGATCTTTCCTTTTTTACTGCGTAGCTGGGGTCTACGGGGGGCGAATGGTGAGCCGTCCGGGTTTTTCTGCGCGGTTATCCGCTGGCTTTGCGACTGGCGCAGGCTGCGGGCGATTTCCCGCGCCAGTTAAGTTCGGCTTGCTGGGGAGAGCTTTGCGAGCAGGCCATCGGCCCAGCGGTGGAGTTGTTGCAGGTCATCGCTCATCAGGTGCTCACAATCGTTTCACTGCGACAGGCGATTTCCCAGCCGTTGTAACCGCTTTCCGGCGGCTGGTCGTTGCAGTGCTTTGCTTCCAGACCACTGTCGCGCTGGCGCACGATGACGCGCTCGGTCAGCGCCAGCTTGATGCTGATATCGTAACTTTGGTGGTCGATGGCTTCGGCTTCAAACTGAAACGCCTGATCGCGCAGATCGCTGTTGGCGAAGGCTTCCTGCTGGTGAAGCGACATCCAGCCGACCAGTGGCACCATCAGAGTGTCAGGGGAGTCGGCGTAATCGGTGATTAACAGCTCCAGCGTGTACTGGTATTCAAAACTGGTACTACGCCCTGCGGTGGCGACGATCCGGCCCTTATTGATAAAGACTCGCAGCGCGTCCGGGTTTTGTCGCAAATGCGGGACGCTGGCGACCAGCAGTTCACGGATGAGCTGCGCTTTGTGCATCGATACGCTCCTGACAGCTAATCGTCATATCCACCTGTGCGGCGCACTGATGCCACGCGTTTTCAGTTTCCAGCAGCGCGCGGCTTAAATCTTCATTACTCTGCGGTTGAAGCGCCGGAAGCTGGCAGGGCATCAGCTTCGGGCAGGCGGCGGTAAGCCGCACTGCCGGTAATGGAGGCGTGCTGGTGCAGGCGGATAATATCAGCGGGCAAAGCAGTATCAGCCCATTCACGAAGCAGTTGATTTTCACGTTTCAGTTTCTCCAGTTGCTGATTGCGCTGCCGTAGCTGGTCATGGGCGGCGACGGTTTGCTGTTGCAGCGTCAGGTATGCCTGCTGGTTGGCGTCGGCCTGTTGCTGGAGTTCGTCCAGTTCCTGCACCTTCGTCATCAGGGATTCGGTCAGGCTGGCAATCTCAGTGTCGGCCAGTCTGATGTGCTGCTGTTGTTCAATAAGCTGTTCCTGCTGCGTCATACGCTGCCAGTTCGTCCAGAGCAGCATCACGCCGAGCAACAGCAGCGGCGCGGTTTTCATCCAGCCCATCATGCTGCCGCCTTACTGAATTTTTCGAAGGCGACCGCCAGCTTCGTATCGTACTGGTTGCGCTTGTACTGCGGCCCGTTATAGCGGCGGGAGAATTCCGGCCAGTTCTGCGCTTTCAGCGCTTCATGGATCTTCGGGTTGGCTTCGACGAAGCGCACGAAGGCGTCAAGCTGCATCTGTTCGCTTTCCCCCATCTGGAGTTCAAAATCGACGGCGGAGCGGTAGTCCAGCGCTTTCCAGTGGAAGCCCATAATCTGGAACAGCCCCCAGCTTGCGCTTTCAATGGCGGAGTTGATGTGTAACTGTTTTGCCATCGTCAGGCGATAGTGCTCACGGCTCCCACCCTGATAGCCGCCAGCGGACTTATTGACTAAATCGGGGTGCCTTTCCTGTAAGCGTCTGGCATCCAGTCCGTGGCTGGTCAACTGGCGATACATGATATGGCGCTCAAACAGGATCACCGGGCGGCCATCGGGCAGAAAACCGTGGCGACGCGCTTCGATTTCCTGCACAGCCTGTAATGCCGCCAGCGGGATACCGAGATACAGCGCGGCGGCCTGCTGCTGGTCATGGGTGAGTGTACGTGTCATGGGGAGGGTTCTCCTTCTGATGGTGGCGCAGTGGTTTAATCAGGCTGGCGACGTTGCCGCGTGCGGCGAGCAGGCAGAGCAGCAGCACAGCATTGATCGCGGCTTCGGCGATAAAGACATAGCGGTACAGGCTGAAGCAGATCAGCACGGTTACCGACGCGGTGCAGCACATCAGCAGCCACGCCAGCCAGTTATACAGTGGGCGGTAGCGGGTATCGTGGGTGCGGCGGTAGCAGAACAGGCGAACGGCAATCAGCAGGCAGATAATGGCGTTGAAAATCAGGACAGGTTTCATCTTCGCCCCCTTAGAAAGTCGAGCAGTTGGCCGGGGTTATCCAGTTGTCGGATAGCCCATAACAACGCCTTAACGGTGAGCGCCGAGGAGAGCAGCGCGCCAAAGCCGGGTGAAACTTTTTCCGTCAGATGTTGCGGCAGATATCCGGCGACCAGTGCGGTGGACAGGTCGGCGGTCAGCAGGCCAATAATGAACGCCACGCAGAAAAACGTGAGGCGCAGAACTAAGCCGATTTCTTTTTGCGAAATCACCAGCAGCAGCGCGCCGCACAAAGCGCCGAGCACTACCGGTGCCTGTAGCGTCGGGAACAGAGTGGCGATGGAGAACGCGCCTACCGAGGCGGCGGCGACAGTGCCGGTTACGGGTTCGTTCATAGTCAGTCCCACAGGTTGATTCGTAGACGCGCGGCGGCGGGAGCCTGCTCCGGTACGTTCACCGCCGTACCGTGCGGCAGGTGCAGCGGCAGTTCGCACAGGTGCGGGTTGTTCTGGTAAAGCCGTTCGACAATCCCGGCAGTGCGCCCGAAGATACGCCAGCAGAGCTGGTCGAGCGTTTCGTTTTGCAGGCTATAGACAATCATGGTGTTTCCCGCGCGGCGTCAGGTGATGCGGGGATGGTGGCACAGGGAAGGAAGGTCGGGGAAAGCTTCCGCTTGTAAGCATGGGCAGTACAAGCGGAAGGGATTGGTGTGGGATTACGCCTCGTCGGTTTTGGTATTAAAAATTTTAAATTCAGCGGCTTTCTGTAGTCGAAGCAGCGCTGGAAGTAAGATCGCGCTGGCCGTTAGAAAATGACCTAACTGACAAAGGGTTTCTGCTGAGAATTCGAGTTGGTCGCTGTCGGTGAGGGAGACGAAGGTCTTACCCAGAAAATGAAAGCCGTGACATAGCCCGAAATAGCAATCTTCACTACTGTTGGCAAGTTGCAGGGCATCATCAAGATCCAGTTTGCAAAACACGTCTGCCAGTTCGGAAGACAGCATATTAGCTTCAGGCAACATGGCGCACCTCCAGCGGTTTGCAGGAGACAAACACCAGCGGGAACCCGGCCAGCAGGTCGCGAGCCTCGGCCTCCGTTGTTGCCAGCACGGACATCAGACGAAGCGGCTGGATCTCGCGCAGCAGGCGGTTGGAACGGGCGTTCAGGAAGGTGTAGAGCTTTGAATGTGCGTGTATGGTACTATTAGCGGTAGCCATAGCATTAGCTTCTTTAATGTTGTGGTCAGAGGCCCGTTGGTGTTGGTAGCACCTGCGGGCTTCGTTGTTTTTGTATGACTGTTGTCATACACTTGCTTTACTAACTATAGAAAAATATAGCAGGAGTATAGCAAGTGTCAACCATTTCTATTCAAGGCAAAGGCAGTAAGCAAATCGCGTTACGAGTAGATCCTGCTCTTGAGGCCGGAATTCAGCAGGCACTTAAAGCGGATGGTGACGCTTCTGTTTCTGCATGGATTAAGCGGATCATCAGAAAAGAACTTCAGTCACGGGGTATTGAAACAAAAGATTAGCGGATAGATATATACTCTTGATAAAGAGTATTAGAGGTAAAAATGATGGCGAAAAATAGTAGTTCCACCAATAAATATGGCATCAAAGTTGTAAAAAGAGACAGTATGAGCGGTCAGTTCGTACCCGTCGAAATGAAGTTGGACGGCCCTGAAGGCGAGCGTGTGATTAAAAAGTCGGCAGAACGTATTTATGCCAGACACAGTAAAGTCATTAAGGCGCTAGCTAACCGATGATTGATGCACATTTGGTGATTGGAATTCACGATTTTATCCTTACTCATGAGCCGGGACTGGTTGGTTATCAAGATGCTGGTCGGGTTGAGGCGACACTGGCGCGGGTGGATAACCGCATTCTGTATGAACAGATGAATGATATTTTTCAGATAGCCGCTGCTTATGCGGTCTCTATTGCCAGAGGTCATGTTTTTGCTGATGCTAATAAGCGAACGGCGTTGGTGACGGCGTTGACGTACCTTGATATGCAGGGTGTGAACCTTAAACGGACGCAAAAGCTGGAAGATATTATGGTGGATGTTGCAGAGGGAACGCTGAATCTGGACGATTTGGCCGATATTTTCTATACCCTTAGTGATGTGAATGCTTCCTAAAAGGCAGCCCGACGAATCGGGCTGTTACGACGATCAGGCAAATACTACTTTAAGACTTCCCGGCGTCCGGCGTGGTTTTCCTACCACTATTTGCACATCGCGCCCTAAGCGGGTCAGACATTCCAGCATTTTGGCTTCACTGATGCCCCGGAACTGTCCACGCAGCATATTAGACAGCTTGGGTTGCGTGATTCCTAGCAGTTTTGCGGCTTGTTCCTGCGTCAGGCGGCGGCTTTTGATGATGTTGCCAATGGTAGTGGCAAGCTGGGCTTTTACCAGCATTTCTTCAGCGTCGTTTCTGCCGATATCGGCATAAACGTTGCCGCTACTGACTTCAATATCGTGGCTCATATTATGCTCCTTTAGCATGGTTTTCTGCGGTTTTCAGCCGTTCGCGGATCTTGTCCATATCGGGTTTTGGCGTGGAGATCCCGGAGGATGATTTTTTTTGGAATGCGTGCAATACATACACTGCATTGCCAAACCTGACGGTATACACCGCCCGATAGGTATCACCGAGGTAATCCTCCTCAACCTCCAGCACGCCAGCGCCGCCAAACCCTTTCAGTGGCTTGGTCAGGGAATGTTTACCGCCAGCCTGCGCCAGATGCAGGGCATAGCCGAAAACATCCTGTACATCGTCGGGCAATGACTGGAGGTCTTTCTTACTACTGCCAACCCAATAGAGTGGCTTCATCCGCGTAATCCATGCGTTAAATTATACCTATATGGGTATAATTTAACATGGCTAATGGTTAATGTATAGTCAAACAGGGAGGGGAATGTATTTGATTAGTCTATATAGGTAGCGGCCCAGCCAGTGCTACGTTCTAGCCTGTCCATATGCTTTTCCGCCCCTTCTAACAGGTCTTTTACAGCATAGTGATGTTCTGCGCCATCGGCCTGATCCAGCAGGGTGTCCTGAAAGTCGTATAACGCCTCGCGCAGGGCAGTTTGCGCCGCTCGTAGTGTTTCCAGCTTAGTGTGGATGTGGTTCATTATGCTGCCTCAATACCCGCGCTGGTTAACATATAGTGGCCCCAGTGGGTTTTCTTCAGGTAACCGGCTAGTTCCATCTGCGTCACAATAAATTCAGCATTAACCATTTCTATACCTGCGTAGTCGGCCAGATCGCGCAGCGGCCATGTACTGCGGACGCCAGCCTTAAGCATGGCATCTCTGATACGACGGGCGGTGTCGGTCATCGGGAGGGTTCTGGTGGTCTGGATGGTCATGGTAATTTTTCCCCTGTAGGTTTTTCCGTTGGTACAGACACTAACTCTGGTAGGGGTGGGCATCCAGCGTACAGATGGGGCGGTACGGTGATACACATCGCATACCCGTACTCTTTTTATACCAGAACGAACGTACTGCGGGGCTTGCCCAGAATATCCCGCACGGAAAAACGGGCATCGCGCGTCAGATCGTCTGCGGTGCTTTCCTTCTGTTCCGCCAGCTTGCTCCCGTGGGTGGTAGTATCGAAGTTGCGGTAGCGTTCCAGCAGGTTGGCGTGTGTCAAGCTGTAGACGGCGCGGCGGTAGCGGTGCAGGTTGACGCTTACACCGTCCAGCCGTTCTGCGGTGGTGTCCGCAATACCGGCTACGCCACGACGTTCCTGTTCCAGCCGCCATTCCCGCAGGTCGTCGTTCACGCTGGCCAGCGCAATCAGCAGCGCCTCGCGCAGCCGTTCGTTGGTGACGGTGGCATCCAGCCGCTGGGCGGCGCGCAGATGTTGCGTATCGATATCGGGGAAGAAAGGGTGGTTGCTGATAATCATCCCCGGCTGGCTGGCAGCGGGGGCGACCTGAATAAAGCTCATGGTATTCTCCCTGTTCGGCGGTGGACGGCAGGCGTTGCGGGAGTTAAAACTCTGCGCGGCCTGCCGTGCCGCCGGTCATGAGGGTCTCACTCTGTAGGCTGGTCAGGCTGCGCGTTACGAATGTGCCGTTCCAGTTGTTCAATCAGTTTTTTGACGCCGACGTTTTCATCCAGTTGCAGGGCGCGCTGGAATTGCGCCAGCGTTTCCTGCGGCTGGCTTTCCGTCTGCGCCAGCCCCAACGCCTTGTGCAGACGGGCGCGCACCTGATCCGGCATATCCTGCTCGGCGAGCAGTCCGGCAAAAGCCAGCAGGCTGTCCGGTGCCGTAAAGGTTCCGGCAGTAAGCTGTTTCAGTGCGGTGTCGGCGACCTCTTCGGCCACCATGCAGGCAGTCTGGCGCTGGTACTGATCCGGCGTCACCCAGCCGTGTTTCAGGGCATGTTCCGCCATATCGTAAGCGGCGGGGAAGTCGTCGGTATCCAGCGTCCAGAGCAGTACGGTCATAAACACATCGTCCTGCTGTTGACTGTCGGCGCTCAGGATGCCGCTTACCCACGGCTGATAGTCGGGCAGCAGCTCGCGCTTGACCTCAATTTTACGCTCAATGGACTGAATGGCTTTCAGGCGGCGCTTATCGGTCGCCAGTTTTGCCAGCATCAGTTCGTAGCCGCTGGCGTGGGTCTGGTTTTCCTGCTGGTTAGCGGCCAGCGCCTGATGGCGCAGCAGGTGGCGACGGGCAGGCGTCATCATGGGTTTTTATCCTCAAACTTGATGTTTTCAAACAGGCAGCCGCAGCCGAAGTCTTCCACTACAAAGGCGTCATTGGAGGACTCGAAGTTTTCTACCCGATCGCGTTTGGGGTTATCAATAATGGCGCGGCGACGGGAGCCTTTTTGCACATAGATAGACAGGTTGCTGAATGCGGTGACCAGAATGGTGTTGCGCGGGAAGCCCGGTACGCGCACGGCAGGACGTCCGCCGATGGTCTTCTGGCTGACCAGAATCTGCCCGGCCAGCTTCTCGCTGTTCTCGTTGTGTTGATTGAGGATCGGGAAGTATTTGTCGTGCAGCACGCCACGGCCACAAATCGCCACCAAATCCGCGCCGTCGACGTGCCATTCGTCAATCAGGTTTTCTTCGCCATCGTTGACCGGCTGGGCCAGCCGATGAAGCTGGTACCGGCGCTGGCCAAATATGTGCGGCGCGGCAAGGAACTGGACAACTACTTCTTTGTTCAGCCCGGTAAGGTGGATCACGAGTTTGTACCGGGCAGCGTTGGTCATCTGCTGGAGCCGGACATCAATCAGGAAATCTACGGCCTGCCGGAATACCTCGCGTCACTGAATGCCACATGGCTGGATAACGCCGCCACGCTGTTTCGCCGCCGCTACTACAAGAACGGCAGTCACGCCGGGTTTATCCTCTACCTGAGCGACCCGGCCCATAATGAGGCGGACATCGAGGCGTTACAGGAAGCGCTGGCGAACAGTCGCGGCCCCGGTAACTTCCGCAACCTGCTGATGTACCTGCCGAACGGCAAGCCGGACAGCGTGAAAGTGATCCCGATTGGCGAGGTGGCGGCAAAGGATAACTTTGCTGATATCAAAAGCGTCAGCCGCAGCGACCAGCAGGCCGCCCACCGCGTACCGCCTGCCCTGATGGGAACCGAACCCAATAACGCCGGGGGCTTCGGCGACCCAATCAAAGCCGCGCAGGTGTTCAACTGCAACGAGATCGAACCGCTGCAGGAACGGTTCAAAGAATTGAACGACTGGCTGGGCATTGAGATTATCCGCTTCAAACCCTACCGGTTAGCCGCAGAAGAGCAGGCATAGCCTGCTCCCCACTTTCTTCTTATCACGCCACCACGCGCCATTCAGCCCGCTTCCTGCGGGTTTTTTTACGCCCTTTCACCGCCAGAAATCCCAGCCAGCACCGCCAGAGCGCGGTTGTGACCCCGCCACGCCTGCACAGTAAACAGATCGCTTTTTTTGCACTGTTGCAGCAGTACCGGGGCAGGCCGTGACGGGGGGCGAAGGCAGGGTTTTGGGTGCAGCGGAATCATGCGGATTTATGCGCTCTGCATATGCACTGGGGGCAACAGGGAAAGCAAAGTCCGCGATCCTTCCGGCATTTTTGGATCGCCCATCGGAAAAAGGTAACCTCAGTAACCAGCAATAAAAATGATGTTTATTCTATTGTTTATAAAGGGGAAATCAGGTTACCCCTGAAAGGTAATCTGAGGTAACCCAAAAGGTAACCTGTTTTATGTTTTCTTATAAATCATAATGTTATGAATAAGAAGAGATCACTATTATAAAAGGTAACCTGATTACCCTTTGGTTACCAAAAGATTACCTTTTGCTGTTTTGGGAAAAACATTGTTATTCATTGTGTTAGCGTGTTTTTTTGTTGCAGGTTACTGAGGTTACCTTTTTCCGAAGTCCCCCAGGACTTTGGGATATATAAAAATAGGTTAAGAAATAGTCTTTGGTTTTGTTGTGTAATTTCTGTTCGGTATGTTTGCTGTCGAGTTGCTCTGGAATGTATAACGTAGTGATGTGGAAGGGGGGATCTGGCCTGATTTGCGTTACGTAATCGTCATTTCGCCGATTCTGCATAATTTACAAAAGCAACGCAAAGCGTAACGCGGATTTTTAATATGCTGTTTTGTATTGCTTTATTAGTTATTGGCGCACATATCGCAGTTGATGTATTTTTGGGTTATCAGCAGTGCCATTTCAGTTTTCTTTCCATTGGAGCGCCCGCGCAGGCGCACAATCTACCATAA